ATTCGCAAGTCAGGACGGCGGAAATAGCCCGGCTGACGGAATATTTTTGCATAATTATTTTGAAGTTCTTGTATATGAAAAAACTTTATAATATGAAAACAATTTTAATGGTATTACTGCTTTTAATAGCAGGGGTTTGTACGGCGCAGGTAGATACTTCAGCGGCATCATATAAGCCGGCGATGTGGATAGTGCCGAAGCTCTCAAATGAGGTGTATCAGGTGTACACTGACGGCAAGGATACGAATATAATTGTAACGGCTGTAAAGCTGCTGAATGGAGCTATTGAAATGCCTGAAGCTTTGGCAAAGATAACGGGCAGATTTCTCATTTGTGTGGATGGGTTGACGGAGGAAGATATAAAGGCGATTTTGCGAAAGATAGCGGCAATGCGAGAATTAAATCTACCTATAAAATGAAATAAATAAAATGGGGCTTAACAAAATGAAACACACTTTAAAAATCCTTGTAGTATTATTTCTCTTTGCAGTTGTCAATATCAACTCAGCGCATTGCAAAGCGAATCAATCTGTAAACTTTGAGTTGAAAGATAGTCCGAATTTATTTGTAGTGGATATTACAAGTGAAGCAAACGGGCTTACTTCTTTTAATTGGAACGTAACCAATACTTCTTATGGCGGTTCAAGTTCTATTGAAATCCCCGATGAAGTAGTAAACAGGGAAGCATACATAGCACATTATGTAACTGAAGTGTTGTGTCCTGGTATATGGTCTATCATAACTGAAGATTAACAAATAATTCATCTTCCCTGTAATTGTGGCGGTTGCAGGGAGTATTTAAATAAACAAGGTAGGTGTGAAGTTTACAGGTAAGACTACCAATTATGACAATCAAACAATTAATAGGTATGCCCCCAAAAGATAATGAAACGGAAAACTTATCAAAGTATTTCACTTGGGAGTTTATAAAAATAATAATTCTTGTAGTAAGTGTTGTAGGTGGATTCTTTGCGATTAAATCGGAGTTGGAAAATCTGCGGATAGAATTTAATCATACTACAAACACCGTAAATGAAATTAAATCAAACATGAATAAAAAGTTTGATTTATATGATGAGCAATTCCGTGAATTTTACAAACGTAATCAAAAATAATTATGAAACTTATTCAAAAAGGCTCTAAAGGAAATGACGTTAAGCAATGGCAGAAGTTCCTTATCAATAACGGTTATCTGCCAACAGGTGAAGATGACGGAAACTTTGGAGCTAAAACTCAGCATGCATCTGAAGTATTTCAGAATGATAACGGCTTAGTGGTCGATGGCATCATTGGAAAGAATACAATTCTTAAAGCTATTGAATATGGTTTTGAGAAGCCGAAACAATTCACCAGAGAAGTAAACAAAATTATTATTCACGTTACGGCCAGTGATAACGATGCAACGGTTGAAGATATCCGTCAAGGACATATCCGCAGGGGTTTCAGTGATATAGGATATCATTTACTGATTGATAGACAAGGGCAGATATTACTCGGACGTGATAGAGAAAAAATAGGTGCTCATGTTGAAGGTCATAATGTTGGCAGCTTTGCTATATCCTGCATTACAAGAGGCTCTGATAAGGATTCAAGCGCGCCGTTTGGTACATACCTTACCGATGCACAGAAATTGGGCTTAGTAGCTGCAGTTAAGCAGGAAATGAAGAACTACGGCTTAACTCCTGATGATGTTTACGGTCATAACGATTTTACGCGCGGTAAAGCTTGCCCTTGTTTTAAAGTCCGCAAAGATAAAGAATTTCAAAAATTAATCAGAGAATAATATGAAAACTTTAGTAATAATCTTATTCGCAGTAACGCTTTCCAGCTGCTCTTTGTTTGATATTCCAAATCAGTCTGAAGGTGAAATTAAAATCACTAAATGTGATAGTGTAAATGTTGGTATAGTAGTGCCGAAAGGAATTCCGAATATACCCGGTACAAACATTGAAACGCTTTGGAACGCAAAGGAAAATACATTCTATGCCCACTGGTGTTATTCTGTAGCAGTTGAAACATCAACTGTTGAAAAGATTACAGAGATAATAAATAAAGTTACTGCAATAATCGAAAGAGTTTTAAAAATATTTTATCAAATTAAAGGAGAGTAAAAAATGATTTTAACAGCGATAATAAAATTACTGGAGCCGTTATTTATTTATATAACGAACCCCGCAGCAATAAAGGAAAATCCTAAAAACTTCGCTTCATTGGTTTTCACCGCAATAATGGGCGGGCTTGCTATTTGGAATCCCGATTTTAACGCAGGTCAGTATTCCGAACTAATATCAATCACTATCAACTGGTTTGTAACAATCGGATTGATGGTGTACGCATACTATTCAAGGAAAATGAATATTCCGATTAAACCTTAATTTTCTCCCTTGATGACGGCAGAAGCATATAACACAATCATTGCAACGATATACAATAATCTGTATTTCTTTGCAGTGGTGTTTGTGATTTCTGCCGTATTATTTTTTATAAATGAACGTAAGAAAAAATGATGAATGAGTTTACAAGATTTGATTTACTCAATAGAAGAATTACTCGACAAATACGAGCTGAGAGAAATTTCACGAACGGTTTTCATAATAGAAATTATAAGTTTAATTAAAAAATATTTAACTGGGAAATCATCCTGAATAGAAACGGAGCTACATAAGAACCTCCGTACCCACTTTATAAATTCTTAAAATATCTTTAACTGAATAATCTTCAGGTTCATACTTAGAATTTATTGAATAAAGAGTAATTTTTTTATTATCCCTGAGTTCCTTTTCATCAAACTTTATAAGCTTCGCGTTTGCTTCAAGAGTTTCTACACTCTTAAAAACAACTACTACAATTTTGCCATCCTTTATTAAATATTCGTTATCAACACAAACTAACACATCTTTTGGATTTATGTAAGGTGACATTGAAAAACCTTCTGCTACTAAAGCAAAAGCGTTCTTGTGGAAAATTTCCAGTTTGATAAATTCCTTTATTTCGCCATGAGGCCATTGAGTAGCAGGAACACCACAAGTAACTTTCCCGAAAACCGGAATATTTGACGCTCCCTTTTTCCAATTCACATTATTCTCTATAAAGTAATCTTTGTCCTCCGCGGGATAATCATCTACATCTAAGTTATAAGGTAAAAACATATCACCCGTACCGAATAGCAACCATCCTGCGTTAATATTATTATAGTTTTCCTTTATTTTATTCACATACTTTTTGCCAACACTGTTTTCACTTGACAATATAAATGAAAACATTTACTTTTGTATAACACGATTAAGTATAACGTTATACAGAAAATCAAAAAGAAAGTTGCAAAAATGGGAAACGAAATAAAAGAGAAAATAACAGGGATTATAAACGGAGTGCCGGAGCCTGTTAAGAAATCTAAAAAGAGTAAGGATAAGCCGGTGCCATACAGAATTAAGCCTTCAACAAATAAGAAAGTAAAGAGCTGGAGAAAGCTCACAAACTCAAAAACTTATGATGAGGCTTTCGGCAAAGTGAATGAAATTTTAAAAGTAACATTAACCGATTCCTTATGATGCAGGCAGCTAAAAGAAATCTAAGAATCAAAGCAGGGCATTTGATGCAATACTTAAAATTTTAATCGTAGTATTTTTTTTAATAGTAATCTCAATAATCAAAACAATTCAATTATGAAGCAGATATTTAAATCATTCGCAAGCAGAGAAGACCTTTATTTGTATATGACTAACAACGCAAACATATACGAATCCTGCTTTGCATCTTCCCACGGTACAACACACTGCTGTATGGTTGATGTTAGTGAAACAGCAGAAGGTTCTTTAAAGGAGGTTGAATAATATGAAAACTTTTACGCTCCAAAGCTTCAATGAGAAAGCTGAGCAACTGAAACAAGAAAAAGAAGTATCCTTTATCGTTGAAAAAGGTATTCCGATGCCGGAGCCGAAAGAAAGGAACTTTCGCGATAAAGTAAAAGCAACTCTTGAAACAATGGAGGTTGGAGATAGCTTTGTTATTGATATGGGATATTCAAACAACTTCTATCACTACGCACAAAAAATGGGATTAAAGACAGTGTCACAAAAAGTTAATTCAACTCAATTAAGAATCTGGAGGGCAGAATGATAACCGGATATAAAATCGAAGAGCCTCAAGAGGATTTCACAGGCGATGTTGATGCTGAATTAGAAGAAGATGTTGAAGATGAATTGTTCACGATAAACGAAGAAAAGAACGATGATAAACTGGATTACTACAAAGAAACTTTAAACTAAAAATTATATGAACAAAAATAATACAGCGTTAGCGACTGCTAACAACTCCGAAATGATCTCTAATCTTATATTGAATGGAGATTTATCTAAAATGGATAACGTAATGAAAACTGATTACTATAATCAGTTTTGCAAAGCTTTAAATCTTAATCCTTTAACAAAGCCATTCCAATTATTAAAGCTTTCCGGTAAAGAAGTTCTCTATGCTACAAAGGATTGCACAGAGCAGCTCAGAAAGCTTAACGGTGTTTCTGTGGTCGAACTGGTACAGGAGATGAAAGAAGGTTTATGTATCACTAAATGTAAGGTACAGGATAGTGCGTTACGATACGATATTGCAACCGGAGCTGTGAACATCAAAGGAATATCCGGTGATGCTCTGGCTAATGCAATAATGAAATCTGAAACAAAGGCAAAGAGACGCGCTACGCTTTCAGTTTGCGGTCTTGGTATGCTGGATGAATCAGAAATAGAAACTATTGATAATGCACAGAAAGTGAATTACGATTCAAAGCCAATTGAAAATCTGAAATCGGAAAGCTTAAAATCGAAAGAAGATTTAATCAAAGAAGTAAACGAAGCAAAATCAACTGACGGACTTCTTGTATTGTGGAACGCTAACAAACATCTTCACACAGATAAAGAAGTTTTAACTGCTTTCGGTGATGCTAAAGCTAAGTTTGCAACACCTGCAACACCGGATGATTTGGTTAAACCTGCAGACTTCGATGAACAAAAACAATTCAACCATTATTTGAGCTTACTTGATTCCGCTACTGATGCAAAGCAGGTTGAGGGATTACTCAAAGGCTTCAAGAAAGATACTGTATATACTTTCCTATCTCTTGAAAGCAAAGGTCAGTTGGACGGCTATCTTGCAAGAAAATTTCCCGAAGTAAAAAGTAGTAAACTTTCTGTAGTTGATGAATATAAGACACGATTGAATCTTTGTGATTCCTGGGATAACGTACTGGCGACTGCAAATGATATTGTGAAGGAAGCTGCTTACAAAGCTTTAAAGAAAGCTGATAAAGATACAATTAAGAAATACTGTGAAGGTCATTTAAAAACTAAATTTGATTTGAAAGAGGAGAATAAATAATGGGAAACTTTCTTCCTGCGGTACTTGATAGAGTGCCAACTAAAACAGAAATGAAATCGCTTGTACAGGATTTAAAGAACAACGAAAATCTTTCGATAATTCAAAAATATATAATCGGCAAGGGAATGGAAACCCTTGCCAAAGAAGTGATTGCGGAATTCAAGACCGATGCTATTGATGATTTTCTATCTACTAACGGCGGCGCTATGAAAGGCGAAATGTTCGGTGTGGATATTCAGATAACCAATGAGAGAAAAGATGTTACCATGAAAAAATATAAGTTCAGTGAAAAGGTTGATGAAATCGAACTTGAAATAGCTCAGATGGAAAACGAACTGAAACTGAAACGTGAAGAATTGAAGCTTCAGCAAACATTGGAAATCAATAGAAATATTGCAGTTGAAATTCAGCAGGAAGAAATCTTTAGTGAACCGGAATATGGAATTAAAATTACTCTAAAGAAATAATTATGAACTCACTTAAAAACTACAATCACCTTAATAAACAGCCGCCGCTTTCATTCGGTACCATGATAGGCTTAACGGTCCTGATAGCCCTGGCTTCATTTACCTTAGCGTTCCCTGGCTTCGTAGCATCATTAATTTATAATCTCTTTAATTAAAAAAATATATGAACGAAATAATTATTACCTCAGAGGAAGAATTTAAGAAACTTCCCAAAAAATTTGATGAATGGACGTATGTAATTATAAAATGTAATCTCTTCTGTATAGATGAAAATATTGAGAACGGTATTTATGTAGTCAGCGGGAATGCTACAATTCAGTACGTCCGCGATTCTGCTACAATTCAGTACGTCCGCGATTCTGCTACAATTCAGTACGTCCGCGGGAATGCTACAATTCAGTACGTCCGCGGTAATGCTACAATTCAGTACGTCCGCGGTAATGCTACAATTCAGGACGTCAGCGGGTATGCTACAATTCAGTACGTCCGCGATTCTGCTACAATTCAGTACGTCCGCGGGAATGCTACAATTCAGTACGTCAGCGGGAATGCTACAATTCAGTCGTCCGCGTGCTACAATTCAGTACGTCAGCGGGAATGCTACAATTCAGTACGTCAGCGGGAATGCTACAATTCAGGACGTCAGCGATTCTGCTACATTCAGGACGTCGCGTGCTACAATTCAGGACGTCAGCGGGAATGCTACAATTCAGTACGTCCGCGATTCTGCTACAATTCAGTACGTCAGCGGGAATGCTACAATTCAGTACGTCAGCGGGAATGCTACAATAAAAGTCTATTCAGACCGTGCATCTATTCTTAAAGCTATGCAGGAAGTTGTAATCATTTGTATTGATAATAAAAAATTCAAACCTAAGAAAGTTGTCGGTGATAACGTTTCGATAATCCATAAGAAAGCCGCTCTTCACGATATCGCTTCATTCACGGGAATCTATGAAAAGAATTTGATTGGTAAAACAAAAATTAAACTTTATAAATCCGTTCATCCGGAAACATACTGCGATTTCAGAACTGGTAGAATTAAATATGATGGCTTGGTAATATGTCCTGACTGGAAACCTAATCCGGAAATAGAGTGCGGTAATGGCTTACATCTTAGCCCACGTCCGAAGCTTGCTCTGGAATATAATAAAGGAACTATTCTCGAATGCGAAGTTACATTATCTGACATAGCCGTTTATGCTCACAATATCAGTAAGGTCAGATGTGCTAAAGTAAAAGTGTTACGCGAACTAAAGCCGAAGGAGATATTCTAATGAAGATAACTCCTAATGATATTCAGACTCTAAATGAAAACGAAATATTTGTTTTCGGAAGTAATGCAGTTGGTTCTCATGGCGGCGGCGCTGCTTGGTTAGCACATAGACAATTCGGTGCACTTATGGGTGTAGGTGAGGGATTTACCGGGCAATGTTATGCAGTCCCTACTCTCGATGTGAATTTGGAAAGGGTTCAGCTTCGTCCATTGTTCAACTCGCTGCAAAAGTTAAGAAATGAAATATTGGCTAATCCTGATAAGCATTTTCTTATTACAAGACTCGGCTGCGGAATAGCGGGGTTTCAAGATTTTGAAGTGGCTCCGTTGATGTATGATTTTACGGAACTGGAGAATGTAAGCTTACCGAAAGAATTTATAGAAATACTAGAGAAGCATAAAGCATTCTAAAAGTGGCAAAAGTGAATTCTGAAATATTAGATGCTCCTGATTTACTTCTGATGGTGTTAGATAGATTTCTCACTGAAGAAATAAAGAGATTGATAAAATTAACTCATTTAGTTGCAAGTAATCCGAATGAGTTTACTGAATATGATTTGGCGCACCGTTGTGACTGAGCAGTCACAACGGTGCGCCGGGACTTTAAAAAGCTGCGGAACATTGGAATAAAAATTCATTCGCGCAGATTGTACGTCGAGATTATAAATGTTCAACAATTAACAAAAGATAAAAATATTAAGAATCATCTTTACAAGATGGTTCAAATTTGCGATAACTCCCTTGCCGGTTAATTCATTTTCTTTGGGGTAGAAATAGGTACTGGCTGGGGAGCTCGCTTTAAAAAAATATAATTATGGATAGACTAACACCAAAAAGAAAATTAGAGAAGCAAAAGAGAATTGATGATATAATTAATATGTATAAAGAAGTTGATGACTTAGAGAAAGCAGATATTTTTCATGTTTACCCTACGAACGAATATGGATTTATAGATTCTAAGGGATACTATGATTCTCAATTATTCTCAATAGTGGCTTTCAATTCTATCACTTTTCAAATGAAAAGATATGAGTGCAAAAGCGATGCTATAAAGTTTTTCAACGATGCCAAAGTTAAACTAACTCAAATATTTATTGACGGTGCTTTTCTTATAAAAATGACACAACCGGAAATATTTAATGTTTGGCAGGTTATTTCAATAGGTCAAATTTAAATTATAAAAAAATGTCAACAAAATTAAAAAATTATACATCAACCGTTCCCGCAACAAAGAGCATAGCATCTATTGAAGATATGCTCATGCAAATGGGAGCTATAAATATCTCAAAAGAAATTGAAAACCAAAAAGTTAAATCAATCGCATTTGAATTGTTTGTAAAACATGGCACTCCTCCGCTTTATTTCAAATTGGAAGCAAAGGTTGAAAACGTATTAATTATTTTAAGAAAGATTAAAAGAAATACAACCGAAAAACAACTGAAAGAACAAGCAGAAAGAACTGCTTGGAAAATCTGTTACGATTGGTTGGTTATGCAGAAAACAATGCTTGAGTTGAAACAAGCTGAACCTCTGCAGTTATTTCTTCCTTATCTGTATGATAGCAGGAATAATAAAACTTTTGCTGAAACCATTAATGATAACCCGAACGCATTAATAATGCTCACCGGAGGAAAATAACATGGCTGATACTTACCCAAAAGAAATAGAAGAAAGATTTAGCACTATGCACAGACTTGAGATGAAATCTCATTATAAAGCCGTTGGAAGTGAAAAGACTGTGGAAGGCAGGGCAATATTTGATAACGGTGCCACTGTAGAAATTGAAGATTACGATGGAGATGTTCACTCATTTAATAAAGCAACTGCAAAGTTTTATAGAATATGAAATTACAAGTAATAGATCTGTTTTGTGGTGGGGGTGGAGTAACTGAAGGCTTTAAAGCTGCTATGGTTGATAATACGAGTATTGCGGAAGTTATTGCATGCATCAACCATGACGATACGGCCATACTTAGTCACTCGGCGAATCATCCTGATTGTTTACACTTCACAGAGGATATAAGAAAGTTTGACGTTCACAAGCTCCCTGCACTTGATAGAAACAATATAATAATCTTATGGGCTTCCCTGGAGTGTACTAATTTCAGTAATGCTAAAGGCGGGAAACCTCGGAATGCTGATAGCAGAACGTTGGCAAATGATCTCTTCCGTTATATCGAATATATTAATCCAGATTATGTAATGATTGAAAATGTTCGTGAGTTTATGGCTTGGGGAGATTTAGATGAAAACGGCAAGCCTGTATCGAGAGATAAAGGCAGGAAATATATGCAATGGGTTAATAAGGTTAAAAAATTCGGATATGAGTTTGATAAAAAACTTTTGAACTGTGCTGATTACGGAGCATACCAAAGCCGGATTCGTTTCTTTGGTATATTCGCAAAGAAAGGATTACCGATTGTATTTCCGCAGCCAACTCATTCTAAGACTGGAGATTCATTATTTGGAACAGAGAAATGGAAAGCCGTTAAAGAAGTACTGGATTTAAAGGATACAGGAAATTCTATCTTTGGAAGAACTAATAAAGATGGCTCAACAAAAGAGCTTTCGGAAAACACACTCAAGAGAATATTTGAAGGATTAAAGAAGTTTTCCACAAGAGAAGCATTCATGCTAAAATTTAACTCTACTCAAAAAATCAAAGATGGATTTCATTATAAAAATTCTTCAACAGATGTTAACAATACTTGCCATACGGTTTCAACTCATGGAAGATTAGGATTAGTTTTTTTGGATAAATATTATGGAGGTAAAAAAAGCAAGAGTTCTGCTATTGAGGTTCCTGCTGGAACATTAAGAACTAAAGATTGTATGGCAACAATTAATTGTGAATTCATTACTCAAAGATATTCCGGTGACAACAGAAATTTTCAGACTGATAGACCTTCAGGAACAATCACAACAACTGACCATCACCATTTAGTTAATACTGATTTCCTTTTGAAATATTATAAGTCGGGAGATAATCTTTCCGATCTGGAATCTCCTTGCGGTACGCTAACTACTAAAGATAGGATTGCAAAAATTGTACCTGTGCATTTTATAGATTTGCAATTCTCATCCGGCACACGTAACCAAAGCGTTGATAAGCCGGGTATGAGTATTACAACTGTGCCTAAACATAATCTTGTCGAATCTCATTTTATAATCGACAGGCAATACAACAATAAATCAAAAAGTTTAGATGTTCCGGCAAGAACTGTATTAGCTACAGAAGGAAAGAAACCAATGTATTTAATTAATGCTGCTACGGTAATCGATTCAGATGAAAATATTTCAATCGTTATTTATGAAAATGATTCCGAAATAACGAAGCAGATTAAATACTTCATGGCTGAGAATGGCATTATTGATGTAAAAATGAGAATGCTTAAAGTTGTAGAGCTAAAAAGAATAATGGGAATTCCTGATGATTACATTTTATATGGTGACCAGACTAAGCAAAAATGGATGATAGGCAACATGGTTGAACCAAAGATGCCGAAAGGAATCGCCGAAAGCATTTACAAAAAATTAAAAGATGATGGCTATTTCAAAATCAAAGAAGTTGTATAATCGGGATTGGAAAAATTTTCACACAAAAATAAAGATGGCTCTGTAAAGCGGAGATTCACGAATAAAAAAGATGCTAAGGCTACAGCTCGTGTAATGAAGAAAAGATTAAAAAAGAAGTTTGATGTTTATCAGTGCCCTGAATGTTTCGGGTATCATATCGGTAGTTCTAAAACTAAAAAATAATTTTTTTTATGTCAGAAGTAAATCTATTACGTTTAAAAATCAGAAATTTTGTAAAAATTTTTAACAGAGTGTATTCTGTATTCGCGTATATTTTTCCTGTTATGAATTACGCTGCTTTTGATATTAACGTAGGAGCATTCAGAAAGTTTCAAGGTGAGAAAGGAATTTCAGATTTAATTTTAGTTGCTTTCGGCATCACATATTATGTAGAACTGAAAACAGAAAACGATAGAATGAGTCAGGCACAAAAAACATTTGCAGAAAATATTCGTAGAGCTGGCGCCATTTATATTGCTGTCTGGACCTTCGAAGAGTTTATAAAATTCTTTTTTGATGTAGCTATAAAAGATGATAAATATAAAATTTATTCAATCGAGGAACTAAGAGCAAAGGCGGTGGAATGGTCACATTAAGAGATTATCAGGTTGTTGTAATAGATGAAATTCGCAAAGCTATAGCTGAAGGTTATAAGCGTATTATTGTTTGTCTGCCTACCGGCGCGGGAAAAACTTCAATATCATCGCACATCATTAAAGAATCTGTAAATAGAGATAACAGGTGTTTATTTGTGGCTCATAGGAAAGAACTTGTAATTCAATCATACAATAGATTAAAGCAGTTCGGAGTTTTTTCGGGTATCATAATGCAAAAGTTTAAATACAGCGGTAACCTTGTTAACGTTGCTTCTATTCAAACTCTCATCCGCCGTAAATTTCCACCTGCTAATATTATTTTTCCTGATGAATGTCATCATGCGGCATCGAGCAGTTATAAGCAGTTGTTTAAAAACTATCCTGATGCAATAATAATCGGTTTGACGGCAACTCCAAAGCGATTAGACGGAAAACCTCTCGGTGATATCTTTGAAAAGATTATTTCTCCTATAACTATGCAGGAGTTAATCGATAAGGGTTACCTGGTTCAGCCTCGATACTTTGCCAGTAAGCAGCATGTTAATTTAGACGGTGTTCAAACAAAACAGGGTGATTACGATAATAAAGAATTGTTTAATCGCTTCGATAAGCCAAAGCTGTATGCGGGAGTTGTAGAGAATTATAAACAGTTCTCGGATAATAAAAAGACGATTGTATTTAATCTGAATGTAGAGCACTCAAAGAAAACAAGAGATGAGTTTATTCATGCCGGATATACTTCGGAGCATCTTGATGCTGAAACTCCTGAAACCGAACGTGCGGCAATACTTGAAAGATTTAAAACAGGTGAAATTCAGATTTTAAATAATGTTAATATTCTTACTGAGGGATATGATCTGCCTGATATCGAGTGCGTTATAATTAATAGGGCAACGAAGAGTGAAAATTTATATATACAGATGGTAGGTCGCGGTTTACGGCCTTGGGAAAATAAAACCGAATGTATTGTAATTGACCACGGTGATAATGTTAAGCGTTTAGGCTTCGCAGAAGATGAAAGAGAATATACTCTTGACGGCAAAAAGAAAAAGAAAGGTATTGAGGTTCCGAATGTTAAAGAGTGCCCTAAATGTTTAGCGCTTATTCCATCGGCTAAAAGAATCTGCGAATGCGGATATCAGTTCCCGGTGGAAGAAAGAGAAGTAGAAATTCACGAAGCTGCTTTTGAAGAAGTGAAAAGAACTCCGATGCCGGCTCATTTAAGAAAACCATGGAGTGAATGCACGGATGATGAATTAAAAGAAATTGCAAAAATAAGAGGGTATAAGCCCGGCTGGATATGGTTTCAAAGACAGAATCGTGATAAGAACTTAAATCCAAATAACGAAATTAGTCAGGCTATAAATTCTATTGCATGGTAAAACTATGAATATTAGCATTTTTAAATATATAACACAAACAACAAACGGTGATGTAATCACAATAGAAGATTTCTATACTCAGGTTGCATCAGGTAAATGGAAACCTGCAGTTGATAAAGTAAGGCTGGAGCCGGATAAAGTGAAGCGTGACGGGCTGAAAGCAAAGCTGCCTTATGTCACTATTTCGGGTGAGTTTGAAAAGAGAAATAATGCGGGGTTAAAGGTTCACTCCGGATTAATAGCAATTGATTTTGATAATGTTGATGATGTCGACTTGTTGAAGTCCAGGCTAAAGAAAGATAAATATGTGAATGCATGTTTTCTTTCGGCTTCAGGTAAAGGGCTCTGTGCGGTAATTAAAATTGAGGCTGAGCGCCACGGTGATGCATTTGATGGTATCCTGAATTATTTAGCTAATACTTACAAAGTTTGGATTGATAAAGCTTGCAGAGACGTTTCACGTCCGCGGTATGTTACTTATGATCCTAACATTCATGTTAATGCTCAAAGCGAGGTTTTCAAAAAATATCTTCCTAAGAAGGTTACTAATATCCCACCGATGATTTCCAGCCGTGAGGATTTGGATATATTGGTTAATGAAGTACAGGAAAGGAAAATTGATCTAACCATTGGATATTACAGATGGCTGAATATTGCTTTTGCATTATCCGATGAACTGGGTGAAGACGGACGGTCCTACTTTCATATCATTTCAAGTATTTCTAAGCAGTACAACGAATTGAAGTGCGATATTCAGTATACACGTTGCCTGAAGGCAGGCAAACAGGGGATAAAGATTGCTACTCTCTTCTATTACGCTAAAGAAGCCGGAATATACGTTACCAGTAAAAAGACTCGCGATATTCTTTCAGCTTCAGTTCAGGCAAAGAGGCAAGGCCGCGAACCGTCATCAGCTAAGAAAGTTCTTGATGATATTTTCGGGCTTGATGATGAGGAAACTCATAGACTTGTCGACAAAGTTTTTAATGAGAATATAAATCAGGATGATAACGGATTATTCGAACGGCTCGAGATTTTTCTGCATGCAGATTACCGGCTGAGTAAAAACGAAATCACCAAGGAAATTGAACTAAACAATGAACCGATTGATGATAATGTTATCAACTCGATTTATATAAAAGCAAAGAAAACGGTTGATAGCAAGCTTAACAAGTCGGACCTTGAGGCGCTGATTTATTCGGATTTCGTCCCTTCTTATAATCCTATCATGCAATTTATTGATAATAACAGGCACCTTGGAAAATCAGAAGGATTGATTGATAAAGTTGCAGACAGTTTAAATAGTACTACAGGTTTGACCGGTGAAGGGTTTGATCCTAAGAGCTTGGAATATACACGTCTTTTCTTTAAAAAGTGGTTTGTATCGATTATTGCTAGTATTCATGGTGAAATCTCACCGCTCGTGCTGGTCCTGACGGGAAAGCAAAACACAGGAAAAACGTCTTTCTTCCGTCAGTTGCTACCGAAAGAACTCAGAAAGTTTTATGATGAATCTCGTTTGGATATGGGTAACAAAGATGATTTAATTCTAATGTCTCAAAAACTAATGATTCTTGATGATGAATTCGGCGGTAAATCTAAAAAGGATTATATAAAACTCAAAGAGCTCACTTCTAAGGATTCATACAGCATCAGGAAGGCATACGGCAAGCGGCACTCGATTTATAAGCGCCTGGCTGTGCTCTGCGGCACTACGAATGATGATGTGATACTGAACGATCCGACAGGTAACCGCCGCATTCTCCCGATTCGTGTTGATGAACAAATGGACTTTGTAGTATATAACGCCATCGATAAAACGAAACTTTTTCTTGAGGCATATCACCTTTACAAATCGGGTTATAAATGGGAGCTAACGCCGGATGAAATAGCTTTATTGAATCAGAATACATTTGAATTTGAAAATATCAGTATGGAGTACGAACTATTATTGAAATTCTTCGATGTCCCGGATGAAGGTGATACTCATAACGTCTCAGAATTGACCTGTACCGAAATAAAAGACTACATAGAGAAGAATTCAGAGCAAAGGCTTTACGAAGGCAAACTTGGAAAGGAATTAAAGCGCCTTGGCTATTTACAAGACTTTAAAAATATAAGTAGTAACGGCAAGTGGGTGAAAAAACGCATATATAAAGTACGCATGAAAAATCACGGTAATAGCTTTAATTTTTAGTACAGTGGTACAGTGTGGTACAGTAAAAGTATTACGTACTGTACTATGAATGTGAGCTTTATATATATAGTACTTATGAACTCTATGGTACAGTGGTACAGTAAATATTAAAAAGATAGAACGGGAGAGTAATAAAAGAGGTCATTATAAGGGTACCTATATATTCTATAATAGTTTCGGAAAGTCACTGTACCACTGTACCATGAAACACGAGATAGTGAGATAAGTTATTAATAAATAGTGCGGTTAGTTCATGGTACAGTACATTTACAAAAATAATCGGAGTCCTAAAAAATGGAAAAGGTATTTCAGACAGATTTATCACCTAAAACGGGTAATTGTCATCAGGCATGTTTAGCTTCGTTGCTCGATATGAAGCTGGATGATGTTCCTCATTTTATGGTAATGGAAAACTTTCATAGGAAAGAAACTGAATGGTTAATCAAAAAAGGTTTTGTATATGTCGGTGCATACATTCCTGATTTCTTCCCGAATGATTATGAGTTTGAAGGAATTGAGGGATATTTTATTGCTGGAGGTCCTACTGACAGAGGTACTCAACATAGCGTAATAGTTGACAAGAAATTAAATCTTATACATGATCCGAATCCTAATGGAAATGGGCTAACAGAAATTGAATGCGTTTACCTGATTGAAAAACCTAAATATTATTTGACAGAGCCATGAGCCGTGAGTTATCGAGAATATTTCAAGACAATGATTCACATTATTACAATCCGGATTTACTCATACAAACTCTGAAGGTGTATATTCGCTGCCAGGTGGATGATGGTAGAAATTTAGATGAGGTTTGTGCTGAGATAAAATCCGATGTGGAATATCTGAATAAATTTTCTTCGAAGTATAAAAGTGAACTTAACAATTATTATTTAAAATTAAAAAATTTGTGAATAGAGCTAAGCTTAAAAAATTGAATGAGCTGGAAACTCCATTAAATCTTTTAGAAGTTCCGCATGAAAACAATTTAACGAGATCTGATTATCCTCATGTTCGTGCATCGGCTTTCGGTTGGCAGTATTTCTGCGGTTTAATAACTCGAGAAGAATTTATTTACAAAACTTTAAATATAAAATTATGAGTGTTTATGTTGATGAATTGGATAAGCGCGGTCAATGGAAATTTGGAATGTCATGTCATCTCTTCCCTGATATTAAGGATGTAGAGAAAGGTGATTTATCTGAGTTCCATAAATTTGCCATGAGCATAGGATTAAAACCGGAATGGTTTCAGCCTGTAAGCTGGCCTCATTATGATTTGAACTCTACAAAAAGAATATTAGCTGTTAGAGCTGGAGCAATTGAATGTACTAGTCGTGAATACATTAAAGACACTATGGAATACAGAAAAAAATTATTTGCAGATGGAATAAACATTAAAGAATATTTTACTAAACTTAAACTATAATCACATGCTTAACAAAGTAATGTTAATCGGGCACCTCGGCGGTGATCCTGAACTCAAAGATGTAAACGGTACACAGCTTGCAAAGTTTTCTGTAGCAACCACTAAGAAGTGGAAGGATGGAAACGAGACTAAAGAAAAAACCGAATGGCATAATATTTCTGCCTGGGGTAAGTTAGCGGAGCTGTGCAGCAAATACCTGAAGAAAGGTTCTAAGGTATTCATTGAAGGTGAACTGAATTACAGTAAGTCCGAGAAAGATGGTGAAACTAAATACTTCACTACTATCAAAATGGATTCGGTTCAGTTCTTAAGTAGCAACGGTGAGAAGTCAGAATCATCAGCTACAGAATCAACAGCCACAGGCAAGGCAGGTTCTGTCGATGCTAAGGACTTACCATTTTAATTATGGAAACAATACATGATTTAAGAGGCTCAACGTACAAAAAACTGAATGATATGACACTGTACGTTGAGATTGAAACAGAAGTAGAAAATATTAACGTTGGTGATAGGGTTATCATCAATGTTGACGGCAAGGATATAAAATATATTGTTAGCGATAAAGTTAACAAAAAATATTGTTTAATTTATTTTCAATACTTATGACAGAATTTAAAGTTTACGATAAGACCACAAGGTCAATGCAGGATACTAATAGCCCTGAATACAGGGAACGATTAGAGATATTACAGGGTAAAAGAAAAACAAGATTAAGTCAGAGCCGTAGCGATGCTATAAAGAAATCCGTGATTAAAGTATTGCAGAAGGCAGTTTCTAAATAACTTCTCAAATTGCAAGTTTTAAAAATTTAACCTAATTTTGAATAGTGGAACACAGCGTATGTGGTTTAACTCAAAAAGAAAAACAGCTCTTCGATGTTATCTTGAAAGAAGTCCGGAAGATTTATAACGCTTCCGGTTATGGGCATATTGAGATTGACATCAAGAAAAATATTAGCTTTAACGTAGTAGGCAGCACTAAACATTCAATTGATTTAAAAAATGGATAAAGATAAAGAGTTACATACTTATTTTGTTTCTGGTGTAATGGAGGGAAAAAAAGGAAAACTCTATCCATTCTGGTGTGAAGTTAATACTCGACTAGATTGGTTTTCTAAAAAAGAAGCACGGAAAGCTATTAAGGACTGGTCAAAAGGATATGCGGCAACAAACAACTGTAAAGATTTAGTAGTTTATCATTATCACGAATTAAAATAATCTCTATCCGTTCTTAACATAGGCGATACAAACACTTAGAAAAAAAGTTTCAGGTGAATCTGATAATCTTAACTGGTTATCGGGTTCACCTTTTTTATTTTATGGCACGAAAAACAAAATACGAGAATCTGGTTGAAAGCAATTTTGATAAAATTGAACTATGGGCAAAGCGTGGTTTTACTGATACTGAAATTGCTTTAAGTATTGGTATCGCAGAATCAACTCTTAATCTTTATAAAATAAAGCATCCTGAATTCCGAGAGTTGCTAATCAAATGGAAGCTTGAAGCCGATAGTGAGGTCGTAGGTTCTTTGTATAAGCGTGCAGTAGGTTTTGATTACGTGGAGGAACAACTAGAATTTATTCCTATGCCGGATGGCAGTACCAAAGTTAAATCAGTTAAAAAAGTTAAGAAGCATCAAGCCGGCGATACTCTTGCGGCTATGTACTGGCTTAACAACAGGCAGGCTGATAAGTGGAGGCATAAGAATAAAGAAAAAGAAGCCGGGCAAGATGAAGCTGCTAAATATTTTGGTGATATGAAGGAAGATGACATTAAAGCTTTATGCGAAGCTGAAAGGAAGAAAGATGCAAAGTCAGTTTAACTCTTCAGATTACGAAAGAAGGCACAGGTTATTCAGGCAGGAAAATATCTGGAAGGCAAGACGTAACTTTTACGAATATTGTCAGCTGATGGCACCCGATTTTTATTTACCTCATCGATGGCACTTGAAAAAACTCTGCGATACTTTACAGGCTTTATACGAAGGTAAGTTGCTAAGAGCCGATAGATATGTATTCCGAAAGCTTATGATTAATATGCCGCCTCGACTCGGAAAATCAAGAACGGCAATTTTGTTTTCTACATGGATACTTGGTGATAGTCCTGAGAATAGAATAATTTCGTGTTCATACAATGATGAAACAGCTACAGACTTTTCTAAATACACAAGAGATGGAATCACAGAGAAAAAAACTTATCCATATGAAATTGATTATGCAGATATATTTCCTAAGTCCAGAATTAAACGTGGCGATTCCGCAAAGAAACAATGGGCTTTGGAAGGTCAGTTCTTTAATTACAAAGGAGCCGGTATAGGTGGCAGCATTACTTCTAAAGGTTGTAATGTTGCTCTCATTGATGATACAGTTAAGTCTGCTGAAGAGGCATACAACGAAATGCTTCTAGATAAAAAAAATGCATGGTATACAGGAACGTTCCTAACAAGAAAAGAAAAGCATGCGATTGAAATAGTTGTGATGACCAGGTGGGCTTTGAAAGATACCTGTGGATTCATTCTCAATCGGGATGGAGCTGATGAGTGGTATGTTCTTTCGATGCCTGCAATATTCGAAGACGGAACTCTACTCTGTGAAGATTTACTTGATGCCGATAGAATTAAAGAACTTGAACGGGATATGGATCCACAGATTTACAGAGCTAACTTCCTTCAAGACCCTATAAACATCAAAGGCAGATTATATAACGAGTTTGAAACTTATGAGGCTATTCCGAAAGATGCATTGTTTACTTTAGCTTATTTTGATCCTGCTGATGAGGGAACAAACTATTTAGCCGGATTCATCGGGAAGATTAAAGAAACAAAAGCATGGATGACTGATTATGTTTATGATAAGGCTGGAATGGAAGTAACCGAAGAAGTTGTTGCAAGAAAGATTCACGATAACAAATGTGATTTAGTCTTCATCGAAGCAAATGCAGGTGGAGCGGGTTTCGCTCGTAATATAGGACGTTTGTTAAAAGAGAACCACAAATGGACTGATGAAAAAATAAAATTAGTTGTAAGAAAACTACATCAGAAAGAAAACAAAATGGCACGTATTCTTTCAAGAGCATTTTATCTCAACAAAGAAATTTCTTTTCCATCAGGCTGGGAAACCAAATGGAAGAATATACATGATGCTGTTATGAACTTTCAACGTGAAGCAAAGAATAACCTTGATGATGCTCCAGATGCTTTAACAGGATTTTATGAGAGAATGGAAAAATTAAATGAGTTTAAATTAGTCAGTTTCCAAAAATAAATTAAAAATAAATTATATGGACTTATTCGCGTCTCAAGTGCCGGGTGTAATGACGGCAATAAATCTAAAGTTTGCAAAAAAGAATTTGCAGAACTATTTAGAGTTCTACGGCTATCTTCGTGCTTATTACGAAAATGATTTTGAGCTAATCAAAGATTATTTATTTGAAGAAATGAAGTGTAAGAAAATCATTTCAAATAAGACTTTGATTCACGAAGTAATGATAGGGCATATTGATATAATTCAGAAAGCCTTAAAGAGAAATGCAGCAGGTATTACCGATGAAGTTCCAACAATCGAATTGCAGGATAAAGATGGCAATGTAAACCAAGATGCAACTGAATATTTATCTTTATTGCTTGATAAGCTCGATTTCTTTTCAGTGATTAAATCACTTTTACTAAAAGCGTTATTCTTCAATGTATCAATCGGGCAGCCAATATGGAGAGATAGCGAAATGCAGATTGATGAACTAACGCCGGATATGTTTACGGTCCTGCCGAAAGATGATTTTTACAAAATAAGAAAAATATTTCTCCCTCGTGTTTCTTATAATGAAGATGGCACTAACGAAAACTTTACTGTAGTCTGGAGCGATACAGAACATTACAAACTGGGTTCAGACGGTAAGCCCGAATCAATCGGGAATAATAAGGATAATAAAAACCCATATAACAAATACCCTGGAGAAGTTCTGCGAATTAAAAAAGGCTCTCACTTCTTAGGTGAGCCTAATAATAATCTGTTTACAAATCAGGTTGCTATCGATATGAAAGTATCGGGCATTGATAAGGCTGTAATATATCAGTCTAATCAATGGACGTTACTAACAAATGTACCACTGCCATTAGGTACTGACGGTAAGCCGGAGTTAAATTATAATCAGGTATTGAGTGCTACGCATACCGATAAAGAGCAGGCGCCGCCGGATGTAAAGAATGTGAAATCTGAAATACAGATTGATATGTTGAATGATGATGTTGAGAATAGAATTAAATTAGTTTATAGTTCTGAAGGCTTACCTGCTACATCTGCATCGCTCGATACAAAAGCTGTCAGTGGATTAAGTAAGATTATAGATGAACTTGAGGTACAAGAAAACAGAGAAACATTGAAATCTATCATGTATGATTTTGCTATCCGTTTATTGAAATCAATTATAATGGTGAACAACGTTAAGCCCAGAAATTATAAAAATGATGATTTTGTATGGAAAGAAATTCCAAAAGATTTGAAGATACATTTCCAATTAAACGAAGCTCAGCCGCAGGAATCTGAATTAGATAAAACAATCCGCAGGGAAAGGGAAATTAAGTTTAAACAGAAAACACCAATTGATTTCATAATGGAAGATGAAGAATGTACACAGAAAGAAGCAGAGGAAATATATACCGAAAAGAAAGAATGGTACGATAAAAATGGTTTCGGTAAACCTGCCGAAGATAAGGCAGCAGTAGTTTAATTTTTATTCGTACTTGACAATTAATAAATTTATTCTCAATTTTGTAGTAGTTCTTTAAGTCAGCAACACACAATAACGCTTACAAAAAAACTTTGAGGCGCAATTTATATATCACACGATATATAGGTTGCGCCTTTTTTTATTCCCAAAAAATGGCAACCACAGACAAAACAATTCAGGAAGATATAAATAAATCAAAACAGGAATACCGTATTGAAGGTGTTGAAATGGTAGACGGAAAAATCACTGCTTGCTTTGTAATTGAAAAAAATCAAGGACAGGCATGGGGCGAAAATCAATCTGATTTACCTGAAGACGAAAGATATTCCTATACAAGAATTGATAAAGTATTCGATAACTGGTCCGGCTTCACAGAATATTCAGAAGTATTTTTTAAAAATCAAAATTAAAATTTTATGTTCGAATTAAATTACATACATGTTTCACTTGCAGTTCTTACTATTGCTTTCTGCCTTTATTTCAAAGTCATTCCTTTTGGTATGAATGTTAGTGCGGATGATCCGCCGAAGACCGACGATCCGCCGAAAGATGATAAGGTTTCGAAAGAAGAATATATAAAGCTACAGCAGAAAATTGATGCTCTTGAATCTGAAAAAAAAGAAAATGAGCGTAAGTCAAACGAAAGTAAAGGAAAATATAAAGAGCTTTACGAATCAGAAAAAGCAAAAGTAACTGAGCTTGAAGGCTTTAAAACTAAGTTTGAAGATTTTGAAAAAAAGCAGCGCGAAAAATTAGTTGCTGAATTACCCGATGAGCATAAAGATTTAGCAAAAGATTTTGATTTAGATAAACTCGAAAAATATGTTGAGCTGAATAAAAAGAAAGATGCTGAAGTTGACACCGATGAGAGTAAAAGCGGTAAAGGTATAAAGGTTACAGTAAATGAAAACTCTAAGCTTTCTGATTTCAATAAGAAAGAATTGGAGCAAATTCAAAAAGATAATCCGAAAGCATTTGCAAAATTGCTTGCCGGAATGAAATAAAAAACAAATTTTCTAAAACTAATAAATATAAAAAATGCCAAACATAATTTTTTATGTAATAGGAATTGCAGTGACTTTGTATCTCTGCATAAGATTTAAGTTAGTTCCTTTCGGTATGGCTGTTACAACAACATCGGATATCGATTTCGCCAGTCCTACATTTGCGCCGATTTTACAGGCAGAATTAACAAACAAAACTGCGTTACTTGATGCTGGCATTTTAGCTCCGGCAAATGACAACATTATAAAGCCTGATGCTACCGGAAATCATATTACTATTCCATCGTGGGATTCTATCCTCGGCGATTCTGATAGGATTGTTACCGATACTGATCCTACTTACAATAAGATGACTACATTCACACAGAATGCAGTTGTTCTGCAAAGATATAAAGCATGGGCAATTGAAGATATCGTAAAGACTATCAGCGGTGCTGATCCTTCAGTAGAGCTTGCAAGAAATTTCGGTGCTTTCATAGCATATGATTTACAAAGAATTGCAATCAGTGTTAAGAAAGGCTGCTTTGCAAATGCGGACCTTGCCGCTTCCCACAGTACAGGTGCAACATACAGCGGTGCTGTTATTGATGTTAATCCAATTATTGCTGCTAAGTTACTTGCCGGTGATAATATGAGCCGTCTTGATAGATGCGTAATGCACTCTAAACCTTACGGTGATGCTCTCATAAAGAGAATTGCAAGTCCTGTAAACTTAAACAACAATGTTTACGAAACAGGTCAAATCACACAGTTACTTGGTTCTGCAGTTTCAACAGATGACGGCTTATCAGCAGTAGCAGGTGTTTACTCTACAATGTTTGCCGCTCCGGGTGCGATGATTTATAAGTTCATAAAGAAAGAAACATTGAACTTAACAGGTGCGATGATTTATGATTTAGGAAATAACATTCAGCTTGAACTTTCACGTTCACAAAAAGGCGGTGGTACAGATCAAATCACAATTAGATATTCTGTAGTTGTTCACTTGAACGGTATGTCATTCTCATCTGCCGTAACAAATCCAACAAACGCTGAATTGGCAACAGGTGCTAACTGGACAAAGGTCGCTCCTGATAACAAACAAATCAGAATTGTTGAACTGAAAACAGCTTAATTCACAAATTTTATTAATATCCTTGCTCTTAGTAGGAAGAACGAACGGAGCAAGATAAAACTTACAAATAAAATGAAATTAACAAAAATTTTAATAGCCTTAGCAGTTTTACTTTCTTTCGGTTTCACCTGTAAGCAAACTCAGGCAAAAGAAAAAACAGCACTTGAGATATTCAATCCATTGGTAGCCTCAACTCAATTCAATGTGGATATATCAGATGGCACATTAGTCTGGTATAAAACATTCGCATCGGCTACAGACGTAGATACATCTTCAAGTTCACGTTCTCAAGGTGTTTGGTGGAATATCGCCGAATATCCAAGGCTGGCTGTTTCAATCGCTGTAAACGATACACAGAAAGTAAAGGTACTGACTGATTACAGAGCCGGATTAGATGATGCATATCAAACATACGATCCTGCAGGTGATACAGTATCTACGCTTGCTACTACACTAACAAGAAAAGTAGGAACGGTTGTTTTAAGGGCTTACGGTACCGATAATATCCCCGGTGCAAACTGGGTTAGGTTCAGAATGCAAAGCATTACAGGTTCAGAATATGATGATCCAGCTTACTTCTATTTGTATAGAGGTCTGTAGTAACATTTTTTTAAAAACTTATTCCTACAAATAATGGAAAATAAATTTAAAATAAATCCGGTAATTCTCAGGGATGGCTATAAAGTGAAAATTGATAATCAGGTTATCGAAATCACAAAGCCTTTCATGCAGAATGATAAAGTTGTAACCGAATCTAAGAGTTTTGTAAACGGCGTTGAATGTGCTGAAGGCTATCTTGAAAATCTTACACCTTTACAGGTAAAAGATTTATCGATAGCAAATGTTATTCTGCTTGATGATGAGAGTAAAACGGCTTTTTATAAAAAGTTCTATGGTGCCAAGGAATCACCTGTGGTTGATGGCTCCAAGGAAATTGCAGAACTGAAATCTTCGAATAAAGAATTGCAGGCTTCACTTGATAAAGCTACCAAGGAAATTGCAGAACTGAAATCTTCGAATAAAGAATCTAAGAAATAATGCCAGAGACGGAAACCACAATAGAATTTGCAAGCAACGTTATTGTTGCTGACTTGACCAGAATTAAAGGACGTATCGGTATAGATATTAATATCGATACGTTCGATAATGCGTTAAAGGCAATTGCAAATCAGGTTTCTTCATCAATCGAAAACGCTTTGATAGTCAATGAGCATGGTGTGCTGTATCGCGGAATATTTAAGCAAAGAACAATTACGAATGAATCTTTTGTAGCTCCGTCTAACAGCCGTATTTGCTTTGCTCCGTTCTATCCGGTCATTAGTATTTCTGCTATGAGTCATTCGGCAAACTATACTGATTGGACTGATTATTCGGGACCGTTCATTCCACGTAAGCCATACCAGATATTTGTGCCAAACGATATGCTTAGAGCTGATTCACGCTTAACCGGTGTATTCGGCTTTGCTGTTATCCCTGCAGAAATTGAAAAGATTTATTTTGAAATGATTCAGCTCACTGTTAATGAGAGTGGAATTAAGTCAGGTAATAATGCTATTGGTAAAAATCTATTAGCGGTTAAATCTGAAGGAATAGCTTCACAGGCAGCAAGCTCAACATCATTTGAAAATCAAGAATTAAACGACAGACAGATAAAAATAATAAAAAAATATATCCGTCCGTCTTATGCACAGTCAGTGGGGATTACAAGATGAATATAAGAAGAACAATCCTTGCAAATTTAGATGCCAGTTTAGCAAACCTTACAACTGATAACGGATATAATTTTTCAGCAGGTGTTAATGTATTCAAAGATTTCAAACCAACCTCTAAAATAACGGGTTCTTTCCCTTGCTGTTACAGTAAGCTGGGTTTAAGTGATCCTAAAGAAGTAGGAAACAGCCTCAAAAAGAAAGTTCAGAATCAATCGTACAAAACGGTTGATTGTTATATCGGGATTGCAGTTGCTGCAGATCCGGGAATGGAAGGCTCGTTAAGAGATGAACTTGAGAAAGCTATTGAAGACCTTGAAGATTTTGTAAATATGAATAAGGGAAATAAGACACTGGGAATAACGCTTTACGGTGTACAGGAAGTTGTTCATGTTACACCTCCGAAATCTACACCGTTCTATGATAACGGCGCGATATCCGGATGGGCTGTAACACAATTTCAAATCAAATACAAAGATTTTAATTAATCAAAATAATTTATCATGCCAGTTTTAGATAATGCCACTTTTAACAATACAGCCTTCGATACACCCGGAGCAAATTTCGTTCTGATAAAACCGGTGGATTCAGATTTCACCGCACTTGCAAGTCCTGAAGACTGGAAGAAAGTGTTTCTTGTAAAATCTACAAAGTATTCCGATAAGATGCCTAAAACACAGGTATACGGAAACAACAGAAAGCCTGTTGGTTCAAAGTTCGGCAATAAAGAAATCATGTATAATTTTGATTGTATGGATTTTTCTGCCGCTACTGAAAAGTTTTTCACAGAAGATGTAATCGGAAAGTTTTTCGCAATGCTTATTCCGGCTGGTCCAAGAGGTTACAGCGTAGCCAACGGATGTAATATGTATAAATTCAGATTTGCCGGATGTGGTGAATTCTCTGCTGAGTTTGAAGAAAATACACCTGAAGGTGAAAGCTTCCCGGTAACATATATACCGAAAGAAAACACTACAGGCAGCGCAGTTGCCTTAACCAATATCGGGGCGCTTACGGGACTAACCGCAATTGACGATGACTTAGATTTAGATGCAACTGACTGGGGGGCAATAGACGTAAGCCTTGCGGCAGGTAAGTTTGTCGAGAGATTTGAAGTTAAAATGAAATATTAATTTTAATCAATAATAATATGAAATCAGAAGTAGAAAAAGAACAAAATTATACAGTGGGTAAGTCAGGGCTTATATTGCACGGTGTAAGAAATAAAGAAGGTGCTACGGTATTGCTAAAGCCCTCATTCGCTAAAAAGCTTAAAGATGAAGGTACAGCACTTACAGAGGCTAAATCAACATCACCTGTTAAACCTAATCCTGCTGCGTAATGGAAGATAATACGTTGGTATTTCAAGGCACGGAATATAAAGCGAAAAGAATAAACCTTGACGTAAGGAATAAAGCAGTAGAGTTATTTGCAACTCTAAAGCTCATAGATAACCCTATGCTTGTAAAGGAAGTAAGGGAAGCTATACAGACAAGAAGGAAAGAATTTAAAAAAACAATCGAAGATATTCGCGCCGAAAACTATCCGGCTGATATGGAATCGCATTTTATTAATGAGGAATCTAATATTTATATTGCAGATGAAATAGAAATAAAAATTAATTGGATTACTACTCAGGATAACACGGAACTATACAAAAAAATCATTGAGAATTTTGTAGAAGATTGCAGAATAGATTTAGAGGATTCAAACTTAGACTTTGTTGAATTAAAGAATTTTGTAATTGATGTTTTAAGTCATTTTAAAAAAAAGATAATGCTGAGAATTACCTAGTAGGTATTGCTTACAAACAATGTGAAAGATTTTTTAGTAAAGAAAAAATGCCGGATAGTTTAAATACTCCTCCGGCATTTTGTTATGATGAGATGATACATGAGCTGGCTGTAAGATTTTCAGTTCTTCCGAGAGTAGCAGCTAACGAATTTACGCTACTTGATTATGTTGAGATGAAATGTAAAATGGCAATGGATTCAAAAAGAAAAGAATACTTTGAAAATAAAGCAATAGAAAAAGCAAAAAAACGATGAATATAAAAATAACAAATGATCCTTTTTCAGACATAGAGAAATACTTAAATGGGGAAGCCAAGTATTATAATGAAAATGCTAACGAAATGGTTGATGAAGTGAGTAAATTAGTTCATCGTAATATTGTTGAAAATATTTTAAATGCTCGAGATGTAGATGGTGGTAGAGTACATGATAATGCGCCGGCTACTGTTAAGTTTAAGGGTTTCAATAGACCTCTTTATCATACGGGCTTTTTAGCAACCCAAGCTATTATTACTGGTTTTACAGGTGAAAAGCAAGTCCATTTTTCAAACGCCAAGAATAAAGAAAGTGATTTAACCTCCGCTGAAGTTGCGAGTAACCTACAATATGGGTGGAGAGGTAACTCTAAATTTGTAAAGCCAAAAGGTAATAATACTTTTGACATTCACTACGCAAACGTAGATGTAAAGCCCAGACATTTTTTCTTTGACGGCAGTGGCGGGTTAGGAAATATTTTAGATAATGAAATTGATGCAGTTTTAGAAAATTTATTTTAATCTTTATTTCAAATGAGCATAGCAGGATTAAGCGGACAAAAAGAACTTATAATAAAAATTAAAGCCGATGCAAAAGAAGCGGGCAAGACTTTTGAGGATTTAAAAAACCAGTTTAGAGAACAAGCGAAACTATTAAGGGAATTATCGTTAGCGGGATTAAGTTCGACAGATGGCTTTAAAAAACTTACACAAGAACAAAAAGCACTTGGCACAGTAATACAACAATTAAATAGAGAGGCTAGAGGTTTAAGTCCCTCACTAACAGCTTCGCGTTACCAACTAGCGGAATTCTACGAAAACGTAACAACAGTAACCGCAGGATTATATTTATTTGCAAGAGGTTTTATAGATGTTACAAAAGCTACGGTAATTCAAGGCGCTCAATTAAAGGTACTGCGCGAAAATTACAAAGGAACAGCGGAGGATTTAGAATTACTTAAAAAAGCAACGGCAGGTACTCTCACAGAGGAACAATTAATACCAATCTTCAATAAGGCTACCGAACAAATGAAACTCACTACCAATGAAACGGCGCGTTTATTGGCTTACAGTGAGGATTTGGCAGATAAAGGTATAGGTTCGCTTACAGAAAACTTTAACTCATTAACGACAGCAATATTAACAGGTGGTAAAGGGTTAAGAACTTTAGGCATAGACCAAAAACAATTCAAAGAAGATTTAAAAAATACTGCAACTCAGTTAGGAATAAACACAGGATTAATACAAGACGGCAACGAAGAAGATAGTATAAGTATAGAGAAATTAGATGCAAAAACGCAGAGAGTATTAATACTTAAAACATTGTTTGATGGCGGATATATTCCTTCGCTTGAAAACGTAATTAATAAAGAGCAAGATAGTGCGGATAAATTAGAAGCCGTACAGGTAAAATTCAAAGAAGCAAAAACAGAAGCTGGCTTATTTATTCTAAATGGTATAGAGCCGTTGATAGATAAATTTTTAGGCTTAGAGGGAGGGGCAAAAACAACAGCGGGCGCTATTGCAGGATTTGGCGGTTCGATAATATCCGTTTTACCTTTGCTTGCAAATCTTAAAATAGCTTTTGGAAGTACAGCGCTTGCCGCAGGAGGTTTGTATGGCGCGGCTGCGGGGATTGGCGCGGCACTCGGAACGTGGTTAGGGAATAACGAAGCAATTATAAATCAAATCTACAAAATTGAACGGATGTTTGGGTTAACCCCTCGTAAACTAACAATAGATGACTATTTACAGAATTTCCCAAAAGGCAACATACAAGAGCAATTAACATACGGTCCAGAGGTTGCTCCCGATTTTTATGCTAATAGAGAAAGAGATAAGTCGATAGGTGATTTATCAAAAGGTGTAAATACAAAAAAAATAAAAAAAGAAAAGGAAGAAGAATTATTCACTCTCGATAAATATCTTTCAAATTTACAAAAAGAAATTTCTTTAACGGAAGCATTACTAAAGGCTCATCAAATTACAGGTACGGAGGCGGATAAACAATTAGAAGTATATTTACAACAACTAGAAGCACAGAAAAACTTAATAAATGTTACTGCGGATAATTTAACCGCCGATCAATTACGCTCGGAAGTCGCAGGAAATACGGCAAAATATTTACAACAACAATTAGATTTACTTCAAAAAATAAATCGTGTTCAGGAAGCAAGAGTAAGTAACGTTAGAAAAGCACCTAATAGACCGGGCGTTGAAGGGCTTACAGATGATTTTATAAAAAATATTTACAATAGACCTGAAAATCAATCTATACCAAATAACTTCAATCCTTTTAATGCGGAACAGGTTATTAGAACCTCTGAAAAATCTTCAAGTTCACGAATAGAACCTGCTGAAAACCCACTATATGATTTAATTAGCGATTCTCAAAACGTTGCTTCTAATCTTAGTTCGGCTATGAGTACGTTAGGTATCGGAACGGATACATTTGTAAGCCAATTAATAAACGGTTTTTCATCAGCGTTAAGTTTAGTTGGCAATATAGTATCTATCTTAAATAGTATTTCAGGCGGTGGAGGTGGTGGAATTCTAGGTAGTCTGCTTGGCTTTGGATTAAGTTTTATTCCCGGAGGTGGGGCTATATCAGCTGTAGCAGGCGCTGCAACCGGAGGGAGAGATAATCCTAACACCGATATATTCAACCGTCTTGCTTCAGTTATTCCAAACAGAAGCCAAAATGTAAATGTTTCTTTCGGCAAAGTAAAATTTCAATTGAACGGTGAAACTATAGTAGGCTCTATCGATGCTTATAGTACTTCACAAAACGAAAGAAGGTTTTAATGCTTAGAGGATTGGAAATAATATGCGAGCAGTACGATTTTACGGGGTTAACCGATGATATAAACGAAGTTAACTTTTATAGCGGATTAGAACCCGACCTACTTGCAACTATAGATTTAAGCGATTACATAGAGGCACGTTCTTCGGTTGTATTCAAGAAACTTCGGGAGGAAATAGACAGGTTTCAGGATTCTTTAAAGCTGTACGGTGTAATGAATGATTTAAAACTTGAGCTGTCAAATTTAGTTAAGCCTAAACTGTTTGATTTTTTTGCACTCGATAATAATGACTCAAATTCTTTTTTAGCTTACAAAATTTTAATTAAAGATGAAGGTGAGCTGATATCTCAGGGCATTTTAAAGCCGAATGATATTGTTTATAAACAGCCGTTAGAACCAAATGACAGAGATATTATACAGGTAACTATTTATGAATGGGGAAAAGAGTTTAAAAATTATTATTCACAGGGTGAAATGCCGGATTTAAGCACTCCCCATAACTATTGGATAAACCAAACATTCAACGGCAGTACAATTGAGTATATTACATTGACTTCATTAGTTGAAGGTTTGTTCGGTATTGGTGATATGGAAATGATGACAGATCAGGGCATTGACGGAAATACTTCTTTAAGAAGCTGGAGAATGACAAGATTACCTAACATGATAAATCCGCAGTTTAGCACTGATTCTTTATTTTGGTTTCAAAACGGATATGATTATATAAGGGAAAATCAAAAGTTAAGCCCCTTTGAGTTTTTTAAAAAGCTGTGTAACGGCATGGGTTGGGTTTTTTATTTCAAAATTATTGATAATGAATTAAAGTTTGTAGTAAGGAATAGAAAGACAAATAAAAACTTCTTCAAAAGAAGGACTATTGATAATAGAGATATAATTGAATACGATGCTGAATACAAACTTTATAGACAGAAAATAAAATGTATAAAAATTCCCGTAATGGAAATAGGCGGAGGTGAAAAAATATTTTACAGCCGTAATAACGGGAACAATATCAACAATACAAATTTTGTAGTTGAAACCGATGTAATGCACGGAACTTATGATTTAGTTTTCAGCAAAGAAAAAACTCCGCCAAGAAACGATTTGATTTATTTTCAGAATGCAATAATCCGTACAGGTGATAATATATTTATCAGACCAATTGCTAATAATGATTACGGCTACAGTAAGTTTTATTCACAAAATGATGAAACGGCAAGGTGGGAAAATATATTTGTGAATTATGACGATGAAGGAAGTGTGTCATTCATAGAAAGATTTGAATTTAATTTTGAAGTAAAATTCCTTCTTGAAATAGACGGCGGCGCAAATAATTTTCAAGTAGACAAAAAACGCAGAAAAGATTTAAGCAATAATGTTGCAACTGATTATAGAAGCGGTGATAACATTTCAGATGAAGATTTGATTTACACAGGCAATATTTGTACTGCAATGATAAGGCGTGATAGTGACGGTTGGACACAATACCTTGCCTTAAACAATGAAGTTGCAGGGAATAGAAGTTATACGAGGTCAGAGCAATTAAAAGCAAACATAGAAGGTTTACTGACCGATAATTCTAACCTCATAATCCCTGTGAAAGTGCGGGGCTTTTATACTGACCTTGATGAAATAATCGACTTCACAAATCCTAATATGGAGTTTCCATGGGGCTATGAATACGATGTAATAAGTCTTGAAGCGGATAAAATAAATAATGAAACACTTTATTATTTGCAAAGGAGATATATAGAATGATTAACGGACACGGCAGGCCGGTATTTGAGATTGTAAATCCTAAAGGGCAATTTGTAAAAAAAATTATTCTTCCATACTGCAATGTAACTAATGGATTGGCTGAAGATTTCACTCCGTTTCAGACGGTGCATTCATTTCATAACGGTAGAATAGCTGTAAAGGATCACGGCTATAGAAAAACATGGCGCTTAGATTATACTGAATTTATCGAGGAAGAAGGAAAAGAATTGATTGACGAATTATATAAACATCAAAAAGATGGAATGACTTTGAATTTTTATGCCACTGAAAATGCAAGACAGCTTAAACTTCCTGTATTGATTTTAAAAGGATATACTTCAAGGCAAGTTATTAACTCGGCACTGAATAACGGCTTTGAATTAATTGAGCTTGAATTAACATCAGTCGATTTACTTCCTGAGAATATAAATATTGACATAGATAATTTAACAATTACTCCAGAGGTAACAGTAAACTAAAAATTATATGAAACTACTACCAATACAATTAGCGAATAAAGAAACCGTAGGAGATACACCAAACGTTTTAGTCGCAGATTCTGCAACTGAAACTTTGTACCTGAGAAGATTTACAAAAGCAGGTTCAGTATATACTTATGTTGATGAAATAGAAGGGATTTTGAAAGCAGACGGACTATTTTATTTCCCGATTACAAGCGCGTATTATCAATGTTGGAAATCTGCCTATCCTGATGCAACAGCAGGTAATAGAGTTGATGCATGGCATGGCGTTATTGATGCCGTTGTTCAATACCGTTGGGAAAACGGCGATACTGTAGATGCTTCATATACAGCATCAGGTACGCTCGATACAGGCCGTATTCCTACGCTTCCACAATCTAAAGTAACTGACTTGGTTGATGACCTGGAAGATAAAGCAAGCTTAACTCAGCCAAATGATTTTTTAGGCGCTCTAACATTCGAAGAAGTTACAACAATAAGACAGCCGATAAGCACGGATTATGCAGATGATGATTTAGATGCTGCAGGCGGTAATCTTATTACTAATAACAGGCTTGAACATAGGTTAGGCAGTGTTACGGGCTACCAATACGCTCCGCGCGTTATCCGTGTTAATCCGAACCTTACAGCCGAAACGGGTAAGATATATAATTCAATATTAGCGGCGGTTAATTATGCAGTTTCACAAACACCGGCAGCGAATAAAGTATTTAACATTCATATCGAAAGTATGGCTACAGCAGCAACTAACATAGTAGCTGAAAGCGGTTCATTCCAAAATTACGTTAATCTAAGATGCGTTGAACCTAATATAACCGTCCTATGCGTGGGAGATACAATCAACGCTAATATGCAATGTCTTGGCGGTAAGTGGTTCTTTGGCGCAGGTGAAAGCAACGGTTCAAATAATGCAAGAACATTGCAGTATATGAGTTTCAAAGAAAACGCACAGGTTAACTTCTACAGGAACGGTACAATCAAAGGTGGTGTTCACGATGCAACATTTAAAGTAGCCAACGGTTACGGCTTAACATTCTCTAAAGATGCAAACAATGTTTATCCGCTATTTGAAGAAGAAGCAACATTCAGACAGTTGCCGACATTCACAGACGAAGATAACTGGACAGTACCGCCTCAATACAAAGTATTAACGGGCTTAACAATGGAAACTGACCCAACTGTTTCAGCATAAACTTTAATTAAAAAAATATGAAAAAAATAATTTCAATAATCTTACTCTTAATAGCCTTTACCGATGTTTCCTATTCGCAAACAAACGCTATAGGGTCTCTTGGTAAAACAAAATGGATTGATAGTGATACAGGATTAAGCTGGTCAAAACAGATGAAATTTCATGGGGGCTTCAATGCCTATAGTACATCTTATTTCAACGGTACAGCATCGTTCACAGGAAGCAACGGAATACTTATGAACACAGGCGGCATAACATTGTTGAATGGCGGCAATGTTTCAGTCGCCAACGGCGGTGCATACCTTATTGACGGTACGAATATAAATACTCTCTTTGGTTCGCTCGGCAGTCGTAACACTTGGATTAATTGGAATAAATTTGATACGCTCGGTGTTGGTTCATCGGCTTACTTTACTTTCGGAAGCTCAACTGTTACACTTAACAATGCAGGATTTTATGTAGGGACATTGGGAAGCTCTGATTTGACAGTTAGTCACGAATTAAATGTAACGGGCGCAAGTATTACGGGGTTTAATGCCGTAAAGATTTCAGTCGATACAATCACAGCTCCCGATGAGATAGTAAATATTTATGGCGGGCTGAATATCTTATCAGGCGGTTATCAGATTTATGGCAGGACTGAAAATCAAAATATAACTTTTACGCGTCACTATCCCGATGGGGATTTATCGAGTTATGTAATGGGAAGCACAGGTACAACGATTTCTTATTATGATAGTGTGACTGCAACTACAACTGCTTTGAAAGTCGGCAACGGGACTATTACTGCGAATGATTCAGCGATTGCGACAAGAAATTGGGTGAGAAATAATGCTGTACCTTATAAAGTTTACAGAGCAACGCTGAGCCAAACTGGCACAAGTGCTCCAGTTGCAACGG